GGGGCTGAAGGCGGCCAAGAGACAGGCTGACGTCGATGCTTTCGGGGCTCGCATGTCCGAACAGGCCCGCAAGGAGCCGCAGGCGAAGACGGTGGCCGAGCAGTCACCGAAGAAGCCAGCGCCAGCCGAGGCGGATTCCGTTCGGGAGTTCTCCGAGATCTTCGGAGAAGAGGCCGCGAAGCCGCTGCGCGACATGCAGGCACGCATGCAGCAGCAGATGGCCGAGCAGTCGCGGGCTATGGAGATCAAGTACGAATCGCAGATCGCCTACCAGTCGATCAAGGGCGAGTACGGCAAGTCAGCCCCCGCCTACGAGAAACTGATGGAGGTTGCGGCCGAACTTGGCCGAACAAGCCCCGCTTCGTTCAAATCAGTCGACGAGATCATGCGCGCCGCAGCCGAGAAACTTGCTGGTCCAACCCGCAAGTCGGATGCTCGGGACTTTGCCCGACCAACGGTCGGGCAGTCGGTGAAGAGGGTCGCTCCGCAGGCAGACCCAGACGACACCGCCCTCGACATCCTCCTCGCTGGTGGAACGCGCGACGACGTTCGTCGAGTCCTTTCACGCTAACCCAACACGGAGGGCACCATGCCTTCGATCCAGACTTTCAACGACTTCATGCAGACGACTGGTCCGACCTACCTGACCAGCGCCGACGCCGTCATCAACGAGGCGGTCAAGAACACCTACGCCTTTAGCCGCCTCCTCAAGAACAAGGCCAGCGAGGTCACTGTTCAGGGCGGCAACGAGATCCGCGACGTCATCATGTTCGATGACGCGCGCACCTACGACCACTACCAGCCGAACGACGTCTTCACTTGGCGCAACCCGCAGGTGACCGACACCATCAAGGCTCCGTGGCGCTTCAGCATCGACCACATGTCGTGGACCGACGCCGAGGTCGAACTCAACACGGGCGAGAGCGCTGGCTCCACCAAGGTCGCCTACAAGCGCCTGAAGAAGATCAAGGAGCAGCGGCTCTGGACCTCGATGACCAACGGCTTCGAGGAGGATCTCTGGGCTCCCCCGTCGAACGCGCAGATGGAGGTCGAGAGCGGTCGCCTTCCGTACTCGCTCCCGACGTTCATCACTGGCCGCAGCCGCAATCTTGGCGGCTCGCTCGGCCAGCGCGGACTCACTCCGATGGGATTCACGAACGTCATGGGTCTGGACCCGACGGTGGATACCCGCTGGACCAATCTCGTCGAACTGTACGTCTACAACAACGGAACGGGCGTCGGCGGTCTTTCCACCGAAATGACTGCGGCTTCCACCACCGAGGCCGCTGTTGCCAACTCCGAGTACAACCTCGGAAACGCTGGTACTCCGAACATCACGTACCATCCTCTCTTCACCGCATTTGACAACATGTTCATGCGCCTGAAGTACGAGGCTCCCGCGACTCGTCAGCAGTATTTCGAGAACGACAACCTCTCGCGCCAGATGATCCTCACCTCGCGCGAGGGAGTCCAGTTCTACCGTCGCCAACTTCGTCTCGCGAACGACACGCTGGTGAACTATCAGGATTCGGCGTACAACAACCCCGTGTACTCGGGAATTGACGTGACGTACTGCTCGGATCTCGATACCGCTGCGGTGTACACTGGTCTTGCCGCTGGTGTTGCGAACACCAAAACTGCTTCCAACGTTTCGGTTGCAAGCGCTGACACCCTTGGAAGCGAACTTGGATCGACCACGTACCAGAAGGGTCCGCGCTACTACTTCGTGAACGGCGCTTACCTCACGCCGATCTTCCACTCGAAGCGGTACTTCAAGACCCACGAGGTTCTGCGGCACCCGAACCAGCCGTTCACCTACGTCATGCCCGTCGACTGCTGGCACAACCTGTTCTGCAACAGCCGCCAGCGGCACGGCATCGTCGCGCCGTTCTGCACTCTTTGATCCGAAGGAGAACACTCACATGAACTCAATGCTTCTTCACCCTTCGGGCAACCTCTCGGCGATTCACCCGACCTACGTGTCGGTGAAGCCGATCACTGCTGCAAATGTCGCCGTCGGCGATGTCGTCCGCTTTGACATCTCCGCAAGCGACACCACGTACACGTCCATTGATAAGATCGAGGACTTCGATGACCCGAAGTGCCCGTTCAACGTCGTGATCCTCGGTGCTGCTGCCACCACTCTGAAGGAAGGTGGCGTCTGGGGCATCGTGACCGAGGCGGCCACTGCGGGTAGCCGCTGCACCGTCTGCATCCACGGCGTCGTGACTGCAAACGTGTTTTCAGTCTCAGGAGCCGCTGTCGCGAAGGGCGACATTCTCGCATCCATTGCTGGCGCTGATCTTGGCCGAGCCGTTGATAGCGGAAACCCCGCTGTTGCCATTGCACTCGGCGAAGGAACTTCAAACGCGACTGTCGCGATGAAGGTCTTCTTCAACGGATACCAGATGTCTGGCGGTCCCTCGGTCTGATCGCAACAACTGAACGGCTTGGCGGGGGAAACCCCGCCAAGCCAATTCCATGCTGACATTCGGCAACCTCAAGAGCCACATCGTGCTCGCGCTCGGCGGTCAACCGTCGATCGTGAGCGGTATGACTCGGAACCAGAGGATCGCCGAGATCGTCAACCAGTCTGGCCAGTACCTGTTCACGAAGCCGTGGCGGTTCCGCGAGCGCACTTCGCGCGCTCTGACCGTAGTTGCTTCGCAGAACTGGGTGGAGTTGCCGACCGACGTCGAGGACATCCTTGCCCTTGTCTCCAAGGCAGGATTGGGATGGCGGGTCGAACTCACGACGCCCGAGCACATGGAGATCATCAGGAACATGGCGGAGCCAGCCCTGATGGACGGCGTGTACTACGCCACGCTCTCGCGTCCGTGGGCTCAGCCGAATGGCACGGCTGAACTAGGCCAAGGAACGGGCCTCCCCGCCATCCGACTTGAACTCTACCCGACGCCGCAGGCGTCAGGATCGGATGCCTTGACCGTGCGGTATCGCGCCGCTTGGCAGGGTGTCTCGGACACGACTCTAGAGACTTTCATCATCCCCGTCCCGACATATGCTGAATCTCTGCTGATTGCATATGCACGTTCGTTCGCTATGGCGTACGAGGACGAGGGGTTGACCGCACGGCTGATGGAGATCGACAACGGGCCGATCTTCAGCGCTGCGGCAATCAAGGACGGAATCCAGCAGAGAGACTACGGGAGGTTGCTGCCGAATCGTGTCAGCCCCTTTCGTAGGGAACATGGCGTTTCGGCCAGTGCAGGGGCCGTCCTAACCCCAGTCACCGCCGTCTCGAACATCAGATGGCGCGGGACATGGGATGCGAACGACACCTACGCCATCGGCGACGTCGTTCGGTACGACGACAAGACTTGGATCTGCGAGATCGGGAACAGCAACGACGAGCCCCCCTCGTCGTCGTGGTCGATCATGGCCGCCGACGGTCCCGCTGGCCCCGCTGGCCCTGCTGGCCCCGCTGGTGAATCTGGGACCATTGACGACGTCGAGGCGGCATCCCTGCTTGGGCGCGCAAGCGGTGCGGGAAAAGGAGCGGTGCAGGAGATCTTTCTCTCCTCCTCGTTCGTCTGGGGGACGATTGGAGGCAAGCCGCAACTCGGCATTGTCACCGTGACAGATGCGAGCAAGGTTGATACGTCGACGCAGGTCAACAGCGGACTCGGACTTACTGGCGGAGGCGACCTGTCGACGAACAGGACGATCGCCGTCGACTTCGCCTCAAACGGGACCAGCAATTCGACCAAGGCCGTCCGTGCGGATGACTTGCGCCTGAGCGATGCCCGCACCCCTACTGCCCACACCCACGCCATTTCCGACGTCACGAACCTCCAGACCTCTCTGGACGGCAAGGCGGCTTTGGTCCACACCCACGCCATTTCGGACGTGACTGGGCTTCAGACCGCGCTCGACGGCAAGGCTTCATCCGCGCATACCCATGCAATCTCGGATGTCACTGGACTTCAAACAGCCCTCGACGGCAAGGCCGCGAGCAGCCACACGCACGCCATCTCAGATGTGACGAACCTACAGACGTCGCTCGATGGCAAGGCCGCCTTGAGCCACGTCCACGCCGCAGGCGACATCACCAGCGGCACGCTGAACATCGCCCGTATCCCGACGGGGACCACCTCCTCGACGGTCTGCATCGGCAACGACTCTCGGCTGTCGGATGCCCGTACCCCGACACTTCATGCTTGGTCCCACGCCACGCTTGGTACGGATCCGATCAGTCCTGCCGACATCGGAGCCGCTGCCGCATCGCACACCCATGCGGCTGCTGACGTGACGAGCGGCACGTTCGACATCGCGCGGATCCCGACTGGCTCGACATCGACGACGGTGTGCATCGGAAACGACGCCCGTCTGTCGGATGCCAGAACGCCGCTGGCGCACACCCATGTCGCCACGGACATCTCCGACAGCACGACCGTCGGACGGAACGTGCTCAAGGCAACCGATGCCGCTGCGGCGCGCTCGGCAATCGGAACCCCGACCATATACTCAGGCACTACGACTCCGAGCAGCGGGCTCGGCGCGGACGGCGACCTCTACTTCAAGTACTAGCCATGCCAGACAATGTTGGATACACCCCAGGATCTGGTGCGACCGTCGCAGCCGACGAGATCGGCGGCGTCCTGTACCAGCGCATCAAGCCAGTCGTCGGCGCTGACGGCACGGCGGTCGACGTGTCCGCGTCGAACCCGATGCCAATGGCGGCATACGGCGAGTTGATCGAGGCGGTTGAGGCGTTGCGGATGGCAGTTTCGAGCATCGCGCGCAACGTCCCCGTCATGGACAGCAACCAAAGGGTTCGCGTGAACGCAGAGGCGATCACGACCGTATCGTCGGTTACCACGCTGACCACTTGCGCGACAGTGAATACCGTGGGCAATGTGGTCCAGTTCGGCGGTCAAAACATTTCGCATCTTCCTACGGCAATTACCAATGCTGCGTTCTTGCAGTTGAGGTCAAACATCACGGTTACCTGACATGCCAACGACAAACGGAAACAAGCCGCTGCTAGACCTCATGCGATGGGAGACATGTGCATCCCTCCCGCAGTCCAGCAGTAGTAATGGCAACTGCTTCGGAAAGGTTGACGATCCGAACAACCTCGTCATGTACATCAACGGAAGCACTCAGGCCAACCTCTACTGGCCGAACTCCGATGGATGGACGAGAGTTGGAAGCCCTGCGCTTGCCAGCAGCGGAGCAGGACAGTCCATCGCTGGACACATGCTCGGACCAACTGGTACCTGCCCGTCGAACGGTACGAGTACCACCATCGTGACGGCTCAGGCTCTTCGGGCCTCGCTTCGCGGGTACAAGATCCACATCACTGGAGGCCCAGCGGCTGGAGACATCCGAACGATCGACAGCAACGTCACGACGGGATCGAACTGCTCTGTCACCGTCACGTCTGCATTCAGCGCATCGCCGACGACTGCGACGACGTATCGGATCATGTCTCCGACGTTCTATGCAATCTACACGGGGTCCACATCACTTTCTTCATTCAGGTCATATGACCTCGCTACCGATACATGGACCACACGAGCGAACAACCCAGTAACGAATTTCGGTGAATCGGCATTGGTTTCCGCTGGTGCGTTTCGATGGAATGACTTCGTCTCGTTCGCCACAGGGACGGCTACGGCTGCAACAGCCAATACGATCAGCAACAGCGCGAAGGCATGGACCACCAACCAGTGGACGAACCAGCAGGTTCGTATCACGGGAGGCACTGGAGCAGGTCAGGTCCGAACCATCTCGTCGAACACGGGAACGCAGTTGACCGTGAGCGCCAACTGGACAACCACTCCAGATACGTCGTCAACCTACTCCATCGAAGGAAACGACGACCACATCTACCTGCTTTCAAGTCAGGGGCTCTACAGGTACACGATTTCGACCAACACGTTTTCCGCTGCCCTTGCGGCGCGAGGACAGACTGTCGGCAACGGACTGGGATTGGTTTGGCCGTTTGAATGCACGAAGGGATGGGACAACGAGAATGCCATCAAGAATGGCAGATATCTGGTGTCTCCTCGCGGCGCCAGCAGCGTAAACGTCGACATCTACGACATCGCGTTGAACACATGGGAGACGGGAATCACCTTCGTCGGCGCGGCAGGAATGAATCACAGTACTGGAGTTTGCTGGACATACTCTGGCAACAGCATGTACGGAGTAGGCGGCTTGTTCAACACCGCATTCAAGTTCGACATACCAGACCGCATTGCGTATGGATGGGGACAACCTCCGATCGTCGCGGGGGCTTTGGAAGGACAAAAGACGTTCGTGGCGAGTTATCGAGATGGTGCAACTCGTATCGATTGGCTCTACTTCAACCCGCATAGCACGGCGTCTCTCTTTAGAAAGATGGATATCTGATGACGATCTCGCAACTCATCCATCTCGCGGAGAACCGCATCGTCCATCTGACGGGCATGTTGGCGGAGGCAAACCGAATCGGTGACGTCGATCAAGTCACCCGTCTCCAGAACGACATCGACCAGACGAACGCAACCCTTTCGGCGCTTCGGACTCTGGCATGACGTTTCTCACGCTGCTCCAGTCGGCTGGCGGTGCGCCTCCTGCCGCGACGGTGGCGTACATCAAGGTGTCAGGCGCGTGGCAGCAGGCGGACGTGTACATCAAGGTTTCGGGCGTCTGGCAACTGTCGACGTCGTTCATCAAGACAAGCGGAGCGTGGGTATGACCGACCAAAGGCAGAACAACATCCTCGGGATCCTCCAGATCTTGACCATGCTGATTGGCATCGCGGCGGTGTTGTTCACGTTCGGGGGAAAGACGGAGCAGTTGGACAGGGCTCGGACGGATCTGGACAAACTGGCGACGGTCGTGAACGACCTTGCCCGTGCTCAGGCATCCGCCGCCGTGGCGGACGCCACGCACAGCAAGACACTGGAAGACATCCAGCGCAGGCTGGAGAACCTAGAGAGGACGATCAAATGAGCAGTTGGAAGACGACGGCGGCGGGCATCGGAGCGATCCTCGTGGCCGTGGGCAGCGCGCTTTCGGCCACCTTCGACGCGGATCCCGCGACCGTAGCGGACTGGGGCGCGGTGGTCGCAGCCGTGATCGCGGGCGCGGGCCTGCTGTTCGCGCGTGACAACAACGTCAGCAGCGAGGCTGCGGGGGCCAAGTGACGCAGGGTTACGACGACTGGTACTCGGAGAACGCCCCGTGCTCGAACGCATCGTCGCGCAAATCGCGGTATCGCTCATCGCGTGGCTGGATCGCAGAATATCGGCCGACAAGTCTGCTGTTGAAGCCGATCCTGATCGCGATTCTCTTCGCCGTGCTGGTGCTCGCATTCGCGAGTGGCTGCGGAAATAACCGCACGGTGTTCGTGCCAGAGGACAGTCCGATGCGTCTGGGCCCAGACGTCCGCGCACGGGTGTGGGTCCGTGTCGACGGGACGTGGGTCCTGAGCGGCAATCAGGTAGGTCTGCCCGAGGGCTGGTACATCGTCCCGAGTTCATACGTGGACGAGGATCGAGGTGACAAGTGAGCGCGAAGATTCAACTCCGACGGGACTCGACTTGGACCAACGAGGCTCTGGCTGCGGGCGAGGTCGGCATCGAGTACGACGCTGGCGGAATCGTCAAGGGGATCAAGATCGGATCGGCCAGCGGGAGCAACTGGGACGTCACCGAATACGTGGCTGGAACAATGCCGCTGCGGACGTCGACTGGAATCACCGATTTCAACGGAGCCAATAGTTTTGGTCGGTACGTTTGGTCAAACGGAACACCGCTGACTACGAACGCTCCGTTCACCATTGGCGCTGACGACGGGCAGGTCACCGTGTCGAACATGGTCTACGACACGACGATCGTTCAGGTGTTCTCCAGCGAGGGGAATGGCACCGTTCCGTCGAAGCACTACGTTCGCCTCTACGACGGCGGAGCGACTCAATGGCGGTCTTGGCAGCCCACGACGAACTGGGCTACCGACGCCACGACTGGAACCCCGATCACCTGCACGACGCTGGACGCGAAGGGCGTGGCGACGTTTGCGGACGGCAGCGCCGCGCTTCCGTCCATAACCAACAACGGCGACCTCAACACGGGGATCTCATTCCCTGCTGCCGACCAGTTGGTGCTGTCGACGAATGGCACGGCAGCAATCACGATCGGATCTGCGCAGGGCGTGACGTTTGCACAGAACATTGTGGTTTCTGCAAACGCCACGATCAATGGGACCGCCGCGATCACTGGCGCTACGACGCTAGGTCCTCTTGCAGCGAATCTCAATGCAAACAACAACAGGCTGACCAGCGTTGCAAATCCCACGTCTCCTCAGGATGCCGTCACCAAGGCATACTTGGAGGCAAGCAGGATTGGTCAGGTCGCATTGATTCGCGGAGCGCAAGGGGCTATTACCGCGCAGACGGTCGGTACGGCGACCAATGGATTTACAATTTCCACCAACATGGCTGGCCTGCGCGCCCCAACTGGGACGACGTGGCGAGGCAACGTGATTGGAGGAAACGGAACGGCATACCACGTCGCCATCACCGACGCATCCATGCAAATCCAAGGCGGCGCTCCCGCTTCATTCCAAGACCACACCGAGTGGTCTGCCATGTTCATCAGGACATCGTGACCCACATTCCCGTCCAACTTCCGTTCAAGGGCTTCACGGAGCAGAACTCGTACAGTTCCGTTCCGACAGGGATGACGCCGTCATGCCTGAACGTCATGCCGTCGGACGTGTTCAACGGAAGGATTCGGATCGGAACCCGTCAGGGCACGAAGAGGTGGGACTCGACAGGCGTCCAGTTCCTTGGGTCGTATCGGATCTACATCAACGGAACGCTGACCGAACGCCTCATCATGGTCAGGGCTGGACTCGTCTACTTCGGCGATCCGCAGGCAGCGACTCCAAGTTGGACTTTATTCGGGGATCAGGCAACCGCCAAACTCAGCACGACGGCATCGTTTGTCTCTGGGGTGCAGTTCAACGAGCATTTTCTGTTCGTCGATGGGACGAACTACACAGTCGCTCACCTCGACAACGCGACGGGAAGTGGACCAGATCAAGGCGTAAAGCAATGGGGATCAATAGGCGGGGCCCATAATACTGGTCCCTACCGCACAGATCCAACTGGCGTCCAGAATGGGGACAGGGCAACGCTCATTTGCAGGTGGGGAGCACGTGTTGTTCTTGCTGGATACAGGACTATTCCGACCGTTTGGTTCGCCTGCGCTCCAGACCATGTGTATGCCAAGACATCTGGAACTCCAACCCCAACCGACGGGTGGGATGTAACCAATGGAGCCGTATCGGCATTGGCTGGCGGAACAACTGGCGATGGGTTCGGAACCATTGGCGATCCAATCGTCGCGATATTTCCGTTCGGACAGACTGGACTCATGTTCGGATGCACGAACTCGTTCGAGTACCTGACATCCGATCCCGATTACGACACATCCGCGCAGATCGTTCGGCTTACAAAGAGCATCGGCATCGCTGGCCGAAACGCTTGGTGTTTCGGTCAGGAGAAGAGCGCGTACGTCCTTGCAAACGACGGCTTGTACGTCCTGAGCCCGAACGACTTCAACGCTGGGAGGCTGGATTCCTTCTTCCTCCGTCTGGACTTCGGTAGCCCGATCGTCGGGGGCAACATCCCTCTCTCTGGAGGTACGTTGCGGTCGATCGGAAGCGCTTCGGGCGCAAGTGCCGTGATCCTCGACGAGAATGGCAACATCAATCCTTCTCCGTCGAAGGCCAAGGTCCCGCAGGCACCTTCCGTGTCGGCGCTTGTCGGAAACGCTGCGAACGGGGAGGTGTATCCGACGCTTGCATGGGATGAGGACAGGGAAGGCGTGTGGATCTTCCTGTCCGTCAGCGGCTCCGAGCAGCAGAGCCTGCACATCTACTACGACGCCAAGACGGATTCCTTCTGGCCGCAGCGGTTCGCGGACCCGAACATGTACGGGCCGACAGGGGCTTTCTACATGGGGTCCACGCGCGCGAAACTCGGCAAGTTGTTCATGTACAGCGACAGCGGCATCTCGCTGCTGGACAGGGGCTATCCCGTTGGGATCGACGGTTACTCCGCAGGAATGACCGACGCCCAGAAGCAGGCGCAGTTCGTGCGCAACAGCCTTGCCGTCGGCCCGATCATTGCTCCCCTTCCGCAGCGGGCACTGCTTCAGGAAATCCGCGTCGACATGGCGGAGGACGAGTACGAAGTCCCGTCGTTGGAATCGGAGACACGGCGCAGTCCGCGATCGGCCTTCGGTCGGACACGCTGTTCGTTTCCCAGTTGAACGAACTGGTCGTCGACTGCGAGGACAAGACTCCGCCAGCATCGTTTGTGCTGTACGACGGAGGCGACAGGGACGACACGCAGACGACACGGCTGGATGGGCGGTTCGCTACAAGGCCGTTCGGCCTGTACACAAAGGCCAATCCGTTTACCAGTGGGACGGCAGCCCAGTACGATGGGCCGTCGAACTACGTGGTCAAGTTCACGTCGTCCGCTTGGAAGATCGTCTACTCCACCGAGGCTGGAGACGAGGCCGAGTACAGCAAGGTCAACCAAGACCCGTCCACGCCGAACGGGCAGATGACGAACCAGATCCAGTCGCCTCCTTCGCCAGACGTGGGAGATGTCGCCGAGGTGTCGGGAGCGTCGTTCGAGACGTCGGAAGTCATCGAGGTCGGCTCGCTGAACGTGGGGCGAAATGCGGCGATGAAGACGAGAATCCGTGCCGAGGTCATGTACCTGAACATCGCTTCAGATGGGCGGCCGTGGTCGATTGAACGCATGTCCGTCCTGCTATCGCAGGTCGGTAAGTCGAGAGGAGCGGTCTGATGGGTTTCTTCGGTGAACTTCTGTTCGGCTCTGACAGCAAGAAGCGAGCCATGAGCAGGCTGAAGCAGGAGTACCTGACGCGGTACGGCGACTATGCAACCGACATCGAGCGGTCTTTCCAGCCCGTGATCGACCGCCTGTCCTCCTTCAGGGAGTCGAACGTCTCCCAGTACAGGCAGGACTTCCAGCGCACGATGGAGGACTTTCGGCGCAACTACGAGTCCACGCGCGCGGAATACGGCGCAGGCATGGACCGAGCGCTCGGAGAAATGCGCATCGGGCGGGAATCGACCATCGCCATGCTGCGGCAGACCGTTGCTCGGCAGGAGCAGGCGGCAACTGCACGAAACGCCTTCAGCGGCCTTGGCTCGACGACGTTCGGCCAGCAGAGCGTCCAGCGCGTCGGCATGCAGGGGGCCTTGCAGGAAGGCGCGATCCGCGAGCAGTACGCCAGCCAGTTGTCCGCTCTGGAAGCGCAGCGCGCCGCTGGACTCAGCGGGATGGGCATGCAGTACGGGACGAACATGGCGCAGATGGGTACCCAGATGGCTGCGGGAAGCGGTGCCATGTCGCAGCAGTACAACTTCCAGATTGCGCAGATGATGGCGCAGCAGCAGGCAGCGGCAACTTCCGCGCGGGGAGTCGGTCTGGCTGGGTACTTCGGAGCGGCGCAGGCCCGCGCTGCCTTGGAAGGCGGCGATGCGGCGCGCTTCGGGCAAATGGGCATGTCGATCGTCGGCGCGGGGCTCGGCTCATGGGCGGCCAGCGGCTTTGCCAATCCGTTCGCAGCAGCGGCACCCGTGAATGCTGGCGTCAACACCGCACAGATCGGCGTCCAAGGTCCATACGCAATCGCCTAAGGAACCACCATGTCTCCAACTGCAATCAACTTCTTCAAGGACATCGCGCGAGGTGTCGGATCTGGGTTTGCCGCCTCAAGCCTCGACAAGCCGCTACAGGGCATGGGCGCTGCCATCGCAGGGTCCATGTCCCGCACGGACAGGCAGGAGGACGTGGACGAAGCGGAGGCCATGAAGGAGAAGTGGTACTCTCGGCAGCGCGAGGATGTCCTTTCCGACACCGCAGGAGAGCGTGCCTACCAGAAGACGCAGGTCGAATCCGAACGGGAGTACGAGACTACGCAGGCGCAGAGCAAACTTGAAGACGCCATCAAACTCCTTGGGAAACGGCTTGAGATGGAGCGCGAGGCTTCCCGTCAAGAGCGCGAGGATCTCCGCAAGGAAAGAGGCAATTTCAACGCGCTTCCGATGGACAACCTGCTGTTCGACGCCTTCGGCAGGAGCGCCCCGACGATGGGGCAGCAGTGGCGTCCCCCCATGAGTTCCCCCATGAGTTGATCGGCATCCACGAGAAAAGCCATGCGCGAAATCAAAGACCCAACCGCCCCAGACGATTCTCCCGTTGCGCCAGACACGGCTGGGATGGTGGGTGTTCCGCCGTCCGCTCCTGCCCAAGGCGCGGATGCGGCAGCCGCAGGCATTGCCAGCGGCATCGAGACGCCGACCCAGCGCGAAGACAAGGCCATTCAGGCGTCGATGAAGGGTCGGGTCACCGACGACATCGACGATGATCCATCGCTCGCAATGGAGGGAATCATCAACGGTGATCCCGTGGGCATGGAGGCGTTCGACCTTGGGTTCTTCGACGACGGGACCCCAGCGATTCGGATCGGCAAGGGCGTCATCCCCGTCAATCAGTCGATGTGGATGGGCCTGCTCACGATGCGGAACAAGACCCGCACCGAGATGGATGCGATGCTTGAGCATCAGCAGAAGGTCGACAAGACGAGGGAGCAACTTCGCATGGCCATCAAGGCGATGCCGAAGATCCCGCAGCAGACGCAGATGGTTCTGGAGGCGATGACCGCTCAGTATCCCGACTGGGTCGGGCAGCAGATCATTCGCATGGGCGTCAACATGGATGGCGACGGAGGCTACACCCAGTCCGTCGAGTTGTCGGCGGAGTACCAGAACTATCTGGGAGGAAACTGGGTGAAGGGCAAGTCGTCGCAGCGGAAGAAGTACGTGCCCCTTGCTGAACGCATAGCGGAGGGTCTGGCTCCCGACGAATCGGAGAAGGTGCTTCCTTCCGTCATGGACGAGGCGACCGAGCAGGCCATGAGCATGGGCGATGTGTCGATGGCAGGCGCAGTCCAAACCGCGGCATGGGTTGCGAAGTACGGAGCGCAGCACAGGCTGGAAAGCGCTCGGCAGGGCATGCCCGTGGCAGGGCTCTTCGACCTGTGCATGGTCAAGGACCAGAACCCGCAGAAGGTAGACTGCATGCTTGGCCAACTCATGCTGGCTGCAAGCAACCAGACGCTCAACGGGTCGGACAGCGTGCCGCTTCCCGAGCGAATCGAAGACCCGACGAAGGCGATTCCGTACCTGCTCAAGTTGCAGGACTGGGCTGCGCGCAACTGGGGATACGGCCCCAATTCGGAAGTCGGGATCAACATGGCTGCGGAGTACGTGTTGTGGTTCTCTCAGAACTACCGCAACGCATCCGCCCCTCCAGCGGTCCAGCCCGCCGCGCCTGCGGCCGCGCCTAGGGCACCCCAGAATCAGGCGCCCGCAAGGCCGAGTGCCCCCCCGTTTACAGGACAGCAGCGACAAGGATCAGGTCTGAGTAACTGAGGACGAACATGAACGACAGCCAGTTCCTTTCCGACGACCACCTGTTCAACGGCATCTTCAACGACATCGACAGGGCCCAGAAGGCCACGGCGATGCGGATGCAGGCCGCTGGCATCGGACCCAAGGACCCTCGTTTTTCCGAAACGCTCGGCAAGGTCGCCGATGCGGTCATGGCCGACCGTCGAGAATTCCTCTACAAGGAGGCCGTCGAGGCTGGTCGTCCCGAGGACTACGCCGCATACCGAGGTGCGGCGTACGTCGGTGGCAGGGCCGTCGAGCCGTTCGACAGTTGGAAGGAAAACAAGCGCGATGCCATTACTGCGGAAACGTCCGATTTCATTGGCCAGACATACGTCACGATCGAGCAAGGGCTGGCCAGCGCCGTAGGTGGAACCGT